TTATAAAAGGATTATTTAAAAATGGACGTCATTGGGATATTTTAGCAATTTTTGCTAATCAATATGTTTTTGATTTTAAACCAGAATTAAGAGCAAGTGTTGATGGTGTTTTTATTTTCAGAGAAGCCACAAATACTAACAGAGAAAAAATTTTTAAAAATTTTGCATCAATTATTCCTTCATACGAGATTTTTTGTAAATTAATGGATGAACTAACTCAAGACTATACATGTTTGTATATTGATAATCAAGCTCAATCAAACAATTGGGTTGATTGTGTTTTTTATTTTAAAGCAGATCCAAATATTCCAAATTTTACATTTGGAAGTATTGATTATCAACGCTTTGCAGCAACAAGAACAAATCAAAGAAATGATGATGAAGATGTAAATGAATTTATGAAAAAAAATTTCAAAATTTAAAATTTTTTGAAAATTTGAAATTTTTCATATAAAAAACATAAACAAAAATAAAAATAAAATGACTGAAAAAGTAAACATTATTTCTGCTGAATTAGATCCTCGTTTTTACCAACTTGATGTTGATAGAATTGTAGTTGAAATTCCAAAACAACAAATAATTACAACTACAAAAGGAACTTGGGTTTCTATAAAATACAGATTTGTTGATGGTCAACAACCTTTGAGTTTAAATATTCAAACAAGCGAACTATTTTCAAATGGACTTTATAAACATAATGAAGAAGAAAAATGCCCAATTAAATTTAGTCTTATAATGACAAATAGATCTTCAAAACAAGAAAGTTTTTCAAAGGAACAATCTGAAACTGAAAAAGAAAATTCAAAAGTTGAAGAAAAAACAATTCAGATTTTTGAAGAAATTACAGAAAAAATCAAAAAAGAAATGTTAAAATCTGAAATGGTTAATGCATTGCAAAAATCAAAAGATAAAACATGGAAAAATAAAGTTGAAACTATGGAAATTTTAAAAACTCAAGAAAAAGAAAATAATGAATATCAAACATTTTTTCTCAATGCAAAACTTTCAAATATTTCATGGTTTCAAACAAAATTTTTTAAATTAAATGAAAAAAATGAACTTACATATTTAAATTTTGAAGAAACAAAAAATAATTTTTTACAAAATAAAACAAAATGTCATGCCGTTGCTTTAGTGACTATAGATTCTATTTTTGTAGGAAAAGAACCTTATATTCAAACAAAACTAAAACAAGCAATTTTCACAAAAATGAAAAATTTTTCAAACAACGAACCTGAAGGAATAGTTCCTTCAAGAATTGCCAACAAAACAATTGTTGAATCGTCAGAATCTGATGATACTTCAGAAGATGAAACTTAATTTTTAATGTTTACATAAAATGTTTATTTAATTTTCCAAAGATTTTTCTTTGGAAAAATATGATTTTTAAATTAGAAAAACATTAAAAATAAATAAAATGTCAAAAACACCACATCCTTTTATTTTACCAGATTCAAGAAAACTATCAGAAAATTGGAAAAAATATTTTGATTCAACAAAATTAAAAGGAAGAAATTCAAATTTAAGTCGTGATATCTTGAAATCAGAATTTGAAAATTTAGTTTTAAATAGAGTAGAAATTATTCATTTTAAAAAAGATTATGATTGGATTTCAACTTTAAAACATCAAAATCTTGAACCGATTTTTAATCTTCAAAAAAATGAAGATTTCATTTTTTTCACAACTCCTTTGTTTGTTGACAAACTTGAAAATGTTTGGAAAGAAAAATCACAATTTTCAAAATATGATGTAAGCAAAATGTTTACTGATTTTTGGAATGCTCTTGATTTTTTAAAATCACAAAACATTTGTCATGGAACTATTCATGAAAATAATTTGGCTTTTGATGGAAAAAATTGGTACATAAGTGGATTGATGTCTACTAAAAAAACTGGAGAAAGTCAAAGTGGATGTTATGTAGAATCATCATTTAAATCAAGACGTTTTCTTTGTTCTCCTAATAGAAATGATATCAATTTTGTTTATTTTCCAAATGATTATCTAATTCCAAGTGACGATATGTGGCAATTGGTATTAATGTATGTTATTACTTTTTATGGATTTAATCCATTTTTAAATTCTTTCACTGATTTTATTCAACTTAATATCAGAAAAGGAAAATGTAAAGAAATATCAAATTCTAAAAATGCAAAATACTTGAAAGAAATTCTTACATCAAAAAACAAAATTAAAGATGAAGATTATAATTATATTTTAGAAATTTTTAAAAATAACAATGATGAAATAAAATTATTCAAAAATTAAATTACAAAAATAAAAGAAAATGAAAATTTATATTTTTTATCTGAAATTTATTTTCTAAAGAGAAATCTTTAGAAACAAGTTTTAAAAAATAATCAGCTACTTCTTGTGTCAAACACTTGTTTTGCTTTAATTATTTATCTAATTTTTTCAACATATTCATCTCTCAAATTACTAGTAGCCACCATACATCAGGACTACATTATGTATTTCATTTTTGAAAATAAAAAATCAAAAAGTTTAAATTTCAAAACTGTTTAGTTTTGAAAAAAATATTTATTTTTAATTTAATTAAGATTTATTGAAGTTACAAGATTTAAAAGTTGATTCATATCAATTGGTTCATTTTTTTCAACAGAAGTCATTGCTGATCCAACAGTTTTCAAAGTTTCACGAGTTTTTTCATCAACATTATCTTTAACACTATCTATAACATCTGTAACAGTTTGTGTGATATCTTTTAAACTGTAATTTCCTTTTGATAAATTCGTTTTAACTTTTTCAACAATATCTTTGAATTCTTGACGACCAAGTAAATCATTAACATCTTGAATTCCATTCAAATCTAGAGAAGTTACAGCATGATTCAAAACATCACTCATCAAAGGATTATTTTTAAATTTTTCTAAAACTCCAGAAACACCAGTCAAATCTGTTTTTGAAATTTCCAAAGGTTTTCCATTTGGAAAAAGAATTTTTTCCAATTTTTGTAATTCATTCCAGAAAATATCTTCTTTGTCATTTACTAAAAAATTTTTCATCATTAAAATTATATCTGATTTACCTGTTTTAAATTCCAAAACATCAAGAATTTTTTCTGAAATTTTTTGATTTTGAATCAAAAAATTTTGAAATAGTTTTACTTCTTGTTCTTGTTGTTTTTCATCATTTATCAATGATGTTAAATATTTAGTTCTATAAGTTACAGATTGAGGATATTTTCTTTTCGCATATGAAAGAAATTCGAAAAAAGTACACAAAGCTTGAAATTCAGATAACATTTTATTTAAAATCATAATATTGTTAAATCGTTCATATAAAAATTTTTCAAAAGAAAATTATATGAAAGATCTTTCAATCTTTTTTGGAAAATTAGCCCATCTTAAAACTTGACTTCTTTGAGGTGTAAAAAGTTTCCCATCAAAAACTTGTCTTCTGCATAATAAACTTTGAACAAACATAAATTTAGTTACACCTGGTCCAAGATCAACAATTTCTGAAATTTTTTCTAAATTTTGCATTGCTATATTGTAATCTTTTTCAAAATTACTAGAATCGTAAATACCGTTTATTCTACTGTCTGGTGATTCTTCAAGATATTTTTCTGCTTGCATTTTTGAAAAATCACTTAATGGCATATTTTTTATTTTTTCAAATTCATACATTATCAAAGGAAAACAAGCACTTATTTGAACTTTAGTTAAACCTGCATTTTCAAAAATTTTCAATTCAGAACTTGTTGGTTGAACTTTTTGATATTTATCGTTATTCCAATTTTTTCCATAAATAATTTTTAATTCTTTTAAATTTGGTGTATCTAACAATAACATTGCATTTCTAAGTTCTAAAGCCCATGAAAAAAACCATGTTTTCAAAACAACATTAGTATCAACAGTAGTTTCTCTAATTTTATAATTTGGAATTTGTCCATAATCAACATTGTATCTTAAAAAAACTAAATATTTTCCAAGTATATTTTTTCCTTCTCCATTTGGTCCCAATCCTAAAATTGAATCAATAGAATTATATTCAATTTCAAGGTCATATGATGAAAAAAGAGTATGCATAACAGGAATATGAAATTGAAATTTCATACTTGTTCCATATTCGCAAAGTTTTTTCAAAGTAAATTCAATCCATTCATTTTTTAAAGTTTGATAAATTAAAACTAAATCTTGAATTTCAAAATCATTCACATTAAAATTTTCAAATTTATCAAATGAAGAAATTTCTCGAAGATTTTCAATTAATTTGAAATAAACATAATGAATAACTGAAACGAAATTTCTTCCATCAAGTGTAAAAGGAGATTTAAAATTTGGTAAAAAAGAAGAATTACTTTCAATTTTTATTTTTGAAAAACTTGAAAAAGAAGAATTAGAAACTGAAGCATATTTTAGAGAAAAATTTTTAGGAATTTTTTTAACTCTTGAAATGATATCTTGATGAAAATGAAGATCAGAACCTTTTAAAAATATTTCAAAAATTTGTTCTTTTATAAAACCGACCGTTTCACTTTTTTCTTTGTTAAATTGTTCTTTTTTTGCTTTTGAATAATTTTCTTTAGAAATATAAGGATAATTAGTTTCTAAAACATAATTTAAATATTCATCTAATAAATCATTTTTAAAATTATTTACAATTTCATTTGTTTTATCATTATGAAACCTAATTTTTGCTATTTTAACAAGTTGATTAACATCAACTTTATCAACATCAAACGAATCGGTTGTATCTTCACCATATTTTTTAACATCTTCAAAAGGTAAATTATCATTTAAATTATTAATTTCGTCAAAAGAATTTGAATTTTTTAATCTTTTCTCTAAACCATAAAGAACATTTCTAACTTTTGATTTTGGAATCATTTTTTTCGAAAGTCTATCGTATAAAAATGAAGGTGAAGCTTCATAACGAATTTCTTCAAAAAGTTGATTGATAATATCAGCATTTTCTATATTTATATCAAATTCAAATTCAAAACCTTTTGTTTTTTTAAGTTCTTGTGTTAAATTTTTATCATTTTCAAATCTTTTTCTCAAACCATAAATAAGTTCATGTTCATAAATTTCTAAATCTTGCATTGCATGAAGCTCAAGCATCTTTTCAAATGGATTAGGTAAAGATTCACTTATTTTTTTTCTATAAACTTCATTTTTAAACATATTCACATAAATAAATTGATTGAGAGTTTGCCATTTTCCATTTATTAATTTATTTTCTGTTTCTACAACAAATTCTGTAAAATGATTAGGATGTAAAACACCAAAAGGTTCAAATTGTGGATTTGATATTTCTATTTTTGGATAATAATTATTTTCTTCTATAATAACATCTGATGAATCATTTTTTTCTATAGTAACATCATCAAAATATTTTTGAAAATATTCATTTTCTATAGTATTAGAATTTTCTGTAGTATTAGAATTTTCTGTAGTATTAGAATTTTCTATAGTATTAGAATTTTCTGTTATAATAACATCATTTTCTGTAGTATTAGAATTTTCTATAGTAACGTCTGGGTTTGTAGAATTTTCTTCAGAATTATTAATATCAGAACTATTTTCAAAAAAATAGTTATAAAAATTATCTTCATCTGATGAAATTTCTGATTCAATATCAGATATATAATCTGATTCCAATACAATTTTTGTTTTTGATGGTCGAGGTATAGAATAATCTTCAAAATTTTTTGAAATTACACTTTCGCCAGAATCATCTGAAGAATAATCTTCATTTTTATTTTTTTTAAATTTAAAAGTTTCCATTTTTACATAAGAAAAAGAAATCAAAAATTTGAATTTTTAAAATTTATAAAATATTTTTAACAAACAATGAATTTCACAGAAATTTATATTAAAAAAAAAACAGATCAAATTTCATCTGAAAAAGTTTTAGCTTTGGTTTCTTCAGAATATTTTACATTAAATGATATTTTAGATGAAGGATTTTTAAAAACAACGACAGGTTCTTCTTTAACAATGACAGCTCCTTTTTGTATTTTATCTTTTATAGAATCTTTTTCAGAACCAAATTATTATCTTACTGAATTACAAAAATTTTATATAAAATTTATTCAAAATATAATAAAAAATGATTTAAATAATGAAGATGAAGATTGGAATGAAAATCAATTTTGGGAAAATGCAAGTGAAACTGCTAAATATTTTAATTTAAATCAACTTTTAGAATGGATAAAAGAAATTTATAACTGTTTAGATTTAAATTTAATTGATTTTTCTTCAGAAGAACAAATATTTTTATATTCACTTTGGTGTTTTTCTAAATTTGGAAACCATCCTTTTACAGCTATTGAAAAAGCCAAAACTTATGGTATTAATGTCAAAAAATTGACAATAGATATGTGTATGGCTTTTTACGGAATTTCTTGGATTTTACTTGAAGAAACTGAAGAATTTTTAAATAATCATAAACAAAATTTTTGCATTATTGTTGAATAAAATTTAATACATCTGATAATTAACTTCAAAACTAGACTGATTTCTTTTCCATAATTGTTTACTCAATAAATCTTCACGATGATATTGAGAATCTCTTAACCATGAAGGTAATTGTTCATTTTTATTTAAAATTATTTTAAAATGTGGTTTACAAATTCCCATTGGATCTTTATAATTTTCTTTTATTGTTCCGCAATAACTAGAAAATAATTCTGGAATAAAAGGAATTGCAAGTTGTTTATCAAAATAATAAGAAATATCTCCATCCTCAATTTTATAATAACTATCTTTTGGTCCTACTTTCCATTTTTCATCCGGAAAATTTCCACTATCTTGAGGAACTGAATCAAGTAAAAGTCTTTGCCCAGAATGAAGAGAACTTACAAGTCTTGGATCTTCACTAGTATAAACAAAACAAGGACATGCAGAATCTTTACATAAAAGTTTTACAAATTGACAATTTTCTTGAAAAATGTTATTTAAAAAAATTTTTTGATTTTTATAACAAAATTGCATTTTTAATAAAATTTTTTAGAAAATAATAAAAAATTTAATTTATATTTATTTAAATATAAATTAGCAATTTAATAATTATGCAATATAAATACTCACAAAATTGGTTTATTAATAGTGAAATAAAAAATATTTTAGAAAATTTTTTAGATAAATATAAAGAAAATAAAATTTTAGAAATTGGTTGTTTTGAAGGATTGTCTAGTGTTTTTTTTGCAGATTATTTTCTTGAAAATCCAAATTCAAATTTAACATGTGTAGATCCTTTTTTAACTATCAATAATAATGATCATAGTAAATTTTTACAAAATATGGAAGAAAAAAATTTTGATTTTAATATCTCGATTTGTAAAAATTTTAAAAAAATAACAATTTATAAAATTACATCAGATATATTTTTTAAAAATAATAAAAAAACATATAATTTTATATACATTGACGGATCTCATGAAGTAGATTTTATTGAAAGAGATATGGAAAATTCTTTTAAAGTTTTAGAAAAAAATGGAATAATGTGGATGGATGATTACAACGGAGGAGATGGTATTCAAATAAAAAATATTATGAATAAATTTTTAGAAAAATATAAAAATGAATATGAATTAATTCATCAAGGATATCAATTGGCAATAAAAAAACTTTAAAAAATTCCATAAAATAATCCAAGACGAGTTCCTTTTAATGTTTCAAATTTTCCAAATTGAATCATATTCATTCTTAATTTTGAAAGAAAATCTTTTGCAATCCAAGGTTTGTCTAAAATTTTATTCATAACAGGATCATAATCAATAATTTTTGCATCTACAAAATAAATTGGATAACAATTTCCTATATAACTTGAAATAAAAGGAGATCCTCCTATAGAAACAGGATCAAATTGTTCAGTTTTAAGTTCACAATTATTACCAAGCATTTTTACCAAATATTTTTTTTGTGCAGTATTTACAATTAAAATTTCTCCAGGATTTAAATACATTCCATGTGATTGACTTGAAATTTGAACTGCTACATCTTCATAATTTGATTGATTTGATACATATTCACATATATTATCCCAGTTTTGAGCACATCTAGATGCCATGTATATTTGGCAAGGAGAGCTATTTTGTCCAATCGATAACCAAGAAGCTGGATGATTGAATGCTTGTGATAATGTTGTACCAACACAATATGTTAATGGATCATTATTGTAAATTGGAAGATTTGATGTAAAACCAAATTCGTGTGCTTTTGCATAACTCATTTTTATCTAGTAAGTAAGAATATTACTTTATTTTACATTCTTCACAATCTTTGAACCACCATAAAATAAAAACAATAGTTAAAACTATTGAAACAATGATTAAAATTATCATTGTTTTTCTTCTTTTTTCTTCTTCAAATTTATTAGCAGCAGTTCCTGCACCTACTCCTGCAACTGCAATTAAAGGTAAAAGACACACACCACAGAAATCTTCTTTTTCTTTTTCAAATAATTTTTCAAACATGTTTGAAGATAAAAAGATAAAAAGATTAATTTTTTCAAAGATCTATAAAATTTTCTAAATTTTTATTTTTTTTCTCATTTTCAATTATTCGTAAATGTAAACCTGGTTGAATTAAACGATCTGAAATAAATAAAACTCTTTCTCCATCATATTTAATATCATTATGATTTATTATTTTTAAAAATAATGCAAGAAGAATCATGCTCACAATATTTAATTTTTGTTTTAAAGAACAATTTAACGAAGCAATATATCTAAAAAGTAAATTTGTTTTATCTTTTTTTCTAATAGTTGACCATGAAAAACGAGTATTTTGAATTTGAATAGCCATTTCTTCAAATTCAGATTGAGACCAAATTAATTTTTCAAGTTCTAATTGAGAATTTTTAGAATATTCATTGGGAATTATAAATTCCCCGTTAGAAAAAACAAGAATTTTTTTGTCTTTTCTAGTTATAATGTGTCCTCCTTTTCCAAAAGCAAGATTTTGAAAAAATTTTTGATTTTTTGGATCACAATGTTTACTGCATTCAAGAAAAAAAGGATAAATATCAATATTCATTATTTTATTTTGTTTATTTGAATTTAACTCGAGTTAAATTTGATTTTTTTTTGTACGAATAATGTTAAAATTAAAAGAAAATAAAATGTCGGTATTTATTCAATATGATCAAGTACCAAAAAATTTAAAACAAAAAATTCAATCCGAACTTGTTATTCAAATTGATCCATCTAAATTTGAAGAATTAGAATTGTTCGATATTGAATACGAAAGAACAGAAGGAGAAGGAAGTTTGATTCATCTTCCTTTTGCATGGGCTAGAAACAATTGTGAAATTGTCAAATCTGTGATACCTGCAACTGAAAATAAAAATTTTCAAGGAAAATTAAGAACTGATCAAATTTTTGTAAAAAATGAAACAATAAAATATCTCAAAGAAAGAGGTTCTGCAATTATTTCTGCAAAACCTGGTTTTGGAAAAACAATTACATCTATTGATATTTTATGTTTTTTAAATGTTCCTACAATGATTTTTGTGAAACAATCTATAGTAGCAGAACAATGGATTAAAAGTTTAAAATCATTTGCTCCTGAAAAAAAAATTTTAAAATTATCAAAAAATACTTTTGATGAAACTGCAGATGTTTATATTGTTAATCCAATATTATTTAAAAAAAATAACAACACAGTTTTTTTTAAAAGAAATCGTTTAGAAATGTTAAAAAGAGTAAAATTTGTAATTGTTGATGAACTTCATCAAATTATTTCAAAAGTATTACATAAAGCTCTTTTTAAAGTTTCTCCAGATTATTTATTAGGTCTTTCAGCAACTCCTTATAGACCTAAACAAGATCCGATGATGCCAGCAATTGATTTATTTTTTGGAGATAAAATTGTAAAAAATCCATTATTTAAAAAACATTTTGTGTTTGTTGTAAAGACATATTTTTCTCCAGAAATAAAAATAAACCAAATTACAAAAAAATTAGATTGGAATAATGTTTTAAATGATCAAGCAAAAAATGAAAAAAGAAATAATATAATTATTCAATGTATTCAAAAATTTCCAAATCAAACATGGCTTGTTCTCGTAAAAAGAGTTGAACATGCAAATATTTTAAGTGAAATGTTAAAAAAAATAAATTTGGAAAATTGTACATTGACAGGATCTACAAAAACTTTTGATAAAAGAACAAAAATTTTAATTGGAACTACTTGCAAATTAGGAACTGGATTTGATCATTCTCCTATTGATGGTTTAATTATTGCTTCAGATTGTGTAGAATATTTTGAACAATTTCTAGGAAGATGTATGAGAAGACTAGATGTAGAACCTATAATCTTTGATTTTGAAGATTCTTTCGGTCCATTAAAAAAACATCTTGCTATTCGTGTTGATAAATATAAATTACATGGAGGATGTGTAAGTTTTATCGAAAATACAAATTTTATTGAAAATAATTTTGAAAAAAATAAACAAGATGAAATTGTTTTATTAAAAAAATATGAAGTAGGTTAAAATAAAAACTAAAATTTTAAAACTTTTCAAAAATCATCGATTTTTGAAAAAAATTATATATTTAAAGATTTTCAAAAATCAAGTTTATTTTTTTAAATAAAAATGACTCGACAATTTTCAAATCTACTAGAAGAAGATTTATATTTATCTGATATCTCACTTTCTGAATCAGATGAACGTGAAGAATTTTTTAATAAAAATAAATATAATTTTGAAGATATATAGAAGATAACTTTTCCAAGAGTCTTGGAAAAGTTATTTCTTCATCAACTAAACCTAATGCATCTAATTTTTGTTTTTGAATCAATCAAACTTTTAATAAATTCTTGTTCTATTTTCATTTTTTAAAAATTTTGTTCTTTTCAAAAATGAAAATTACATTTTTCTTTCTGTGAACTGAAAAATAAAATCAAATTTTGGAATGCCCGCAATGACCACATTTAACTTCTTCATAACCACTTTCAGCTTCTTTTAAAATTACTTTTTCGGAAAACAATAACCTCATAGAGACCAATAATTTCTTTCTCCTCTGCGTTTGGATTATTTATTTTCATTTGTGTAAACAAATTTTCGTGTTTTCTTATATACTTTTTTAATAAACACACAAACGGAGTTCTTTCCTCAAGATAAATTTTTTCTTTTTCTAACATTTCTTTTAGTTTTAAAAAGTTTACGAAATACTCTGTACACTTATTAATCGAACCACACAAGGAAAAATTATAATTTTTCCACGAGTCTATATCGTTAGATTTTGGATTAACATCTGTTATACTGTATAGAGAGTTATGAGCTCTATGTTTCAAAACTCGATTTATTATGACGTTTTTCCTAGGAACTGTAATAATAAAGAATCCACCCGGTTTTAAATTTGTATTAATATTAAAAACAGATGTTTCTAAGGATGTTTCATCAAAAAAAGCATAATGAAAACTAAACTGGGATGTGATAACATCAAATTGATTTGGTGCACCAGAAAACAACAGTTTATCATTGTAAGCATCATTTACACAAAACTGTGCAACAAAAGATGGTTTAAGATATCTTACTCTACTTATTGCTTCTTGTATAGATTTCTCAGACACATCAACACCTACATATTTTTTTATTTTTAAACTTTTATATTTTCTCAAATCTCCTCCTTTGCCACAACCAAGATCTAAGACAACATTATTTTTATTGACATAATTCATCAAGATTCCAGCTTTGATAAAATTGTTAATACGGCGCAAATTTTTTGTCCTATCTTTTTCTACTGTATACAAATCTTGATTCAATACGATTTTATCGTAGTGATCAGCAATATGTTTTCGATTTATTTTTTTGAATACATCTTCATCTTTATCTATTTTATTTTCTATTTCATCACAAAGCTGATCTTTTGTTTTATTTTTTCCACAATCATCTTTGAGTGAAATTCCTAATCTTTTAGCTTCTTCTACTACTGGGGGTTTTAAATTTTTCAAACAATCAGGTTTATTTGAAAAAGATTTTAAAATTTGAGGAGAACATTTTCTTGATGAAATTCTTACAGGAGAATATTTTTCTTTTATTTCATCACAAAGCTTATCTTTTGTTTTATTTTTTCTACAATCATCTTTGAGCAAAATTCCTAATCTTTTAGCTTCTTCTACTACTGGGGGTTTTAAATGTTTCATACAATCAGATTTATTTGAAAAAGATTTTAGAATTTGAGAAGATGATGAAATTCTTACAGGAGAATTGAATCTTTTTAAACTGTTCATATCTTTATTTTAAATCTCGAAAGATTTAAAATAATTTTTTACTTTAATTTGATATTTTTTAACAAAAAATCGGGATATTTTTCATTAAACGAAGTTTCTGAGATGAAATTATTTTTTGAATAAAATATGAAGTAGGTTAAATTAAAAACTAAAATTTTAAAATTTGGTTAATCCTGATTTGGGCCATTAAACACCAAATTCATCAAGAAAAAAATCAACACTATATGGTACCATATATAATTCTTTTAACATTTCTATTGCTAAAATTAATTTTACATCATTAACATTATTCGTCATTTTTGGAAAAATATTTTTTCGAATTTGTATTTCTAATTTTTGATCTAATTTAGGCATTTTTTCAAAAATCCATCTTTGAACACTATGATTTCCACCTACAAATAAACGTAAAACATCTTGCAGGTCTCCAAAAAATTCAAATGGTGGAAATCTATTTGGCTGATTTAAATTAATTTTTTCTTGAGAAAAAACAGTAACTTCTTTTCCTTTTTTGTTCCATTTTACATAAGGATTTTTAAATGGAATAAATCTTGGTTTTGAACCTTCATATACTACTTCTGCTAATCTTGATCCTATTTTTGATTTTTGTTGTTTGAAATTAATTTTATCTGGATTAAAACATGTCGATACACCAAAATCTGAAATATAAACTAAAAATCCAACATTTTTTACCAAAAATACATCTTTTTCCACGTGATATTTTAGATATCCTCCTGGTGTAATCTTTTTTATTAAAATATTTACAGGTTTTAAATCATTATGTACAATACTTAAAACAGAATGTAAATAATGCAGACCTAATAAAAGCTGATACAGCATTGAAAGTTGAGATTCTAAAGTAGTTAACATTTGATTCCCAAAATCAAATGAAGCAGCTTCCATAAAAGTAACGTAACATCTGCCAGAATTAATTTTTTCATCAAATAATCTTTTCAAAACACAAGAATCACATTTTGTTACATTATAAAAAAATGTAAAATTTGGACAAAGTTTTTTTTCAAGAATTTCTGTTCTGATTGCTTCTAGAAAAATGTTTTCAGGATCAAAATAATCTTTAATTTTATTTTTATAATTTTTTTTTGAAGAATTTTCGAATATAACATCTATCATTGCTTCTTTGATAATAAAATAATTTTCATAATTTTTATCAGATTTAAATTTTGCTTTATAAACAACACCAAAAGTTCCTTTTCCAATGATTTCTATATTTTCTAAAGATTTTCTAAAATTCATGTTATTTCCCGAAACACACAAAGAATCATTAAACATTACAAATGATTCAAACATATCAATTAAAAAGTTTGATTCATCAATTCTTCGAGTTATCTGTTTATAAGAATTTGGATCTATAATTTTTTCTTCATTTAATTTTCTTTTATTTCTAATTTTTTCTTCATTTGATTTTCTTTCTTCATCAGTTTTATTTTTTTCATAAAAAAATTGCGTGTTTGGAGATGAAGATGACTTTTTTGAAACATCAATTTCCATATTAAAAACTTTTTGATCGAAAATATTTTCAAAGAAAAATTTGAAAAAAGAATTAAATTTTTGTAAATCTTCTTTTGAAAAGTTAATTCCTTTGTATTTTTTTGGAACATTAGTAATAAAAGGAAAAAAAATTGAAGAAATATTTTTATTTT